CAGCACCAGGTGTGCTTACAGAATACTTTAGAGCAGGCTCAGAGATAACATTACCGAGACGACCATGTACGGTGTCAAGGTTACGTGCAATACGTGCACTATCAATAGAAGCACCGACAACACCAAAGTCATCTACAGTACGAACACCAAGTTCGGTGTAATCGTACATATCATGCACACCCTTGAGGGGTTGGGTAAGGTCAGGATTTCTACTGTAGTTATACATACCAACTTCATCAAGAGCTTCCTCTTGCTTGATAGCAGCACGTGTGACGATATCTTCAGGGGTTTCATCTTCCAAACCTTTAGGCGGTTGATTTTCTTTCAACCAAGCCCGTGCTTCAGGTGTTTCACCAACCAGTTGGTTAGACTTACGTAGACCACGGATAGTGCTTTCAGCAGCGGTAATGAATTTAGAAGCACCCATTGCCAAGTCAACAACAAAACCCATCCCGAGATCTTCGTAGATGTTTTTCTGTCGCTTCATGTCCTCACTGTCTGTATCCAAGGTAGCCATGCTATCCGGGATAAAGTCGTAAGTTTTAGGAAATCTCTTTTTAAGAGTACCTGCTAGGTTGTCTTCAGTGTATTCGCTGCTGACAGCACCAACACCAAGACCAGCCAAGGCTTCGACACCACGGCTACCGATCCATTGCACAAATTTGTTTTGACCAAGTGACCAACCAACACGACTGTTTGCGGCAACACCAGCTGCTTGCATTGCACCGCCAAATACCATTGTAGGTACTACAACAGAAGAGATTTCACGTACTGATTGTGCGACTTCGTTCTCAAAGTCATTGGCTTTAGGGATATTAACACCAGGAATTATGTTAAGTACGTCAACACCAAAGTCAGCGATGCCTTGTACTACGTCCATGTCCCTTTCAGCACCGTACTGCCTCATCTTTTCTAGATCAAGCGAGCCGTCTGGATTTTTAAAAGGACTGGTTTCTACTGGTTGTAGTTCATCTTCTTGAAGCTCCGTAGATGCCTCGGGTTGTGGAGCAGGTTCAGGCTGTTCTTCCGTAGAAGTAAGAGGTTCTTCAGAGGCAATCTCTTCAGCTTGGCGTTGGAGTTCCAACTGAGCTTGAAACTCAGGAGAAAGCTCCATTTCGCCAGGATCCTCCCTAAACTGCTCGTAAGGATCAAATTCCATAGTTTAGTTAAATGAGGTTAGTATCTCAATATCTTCTGCCGTTAGCGGTCTCATAAGACCACCAAGGTGTAGATGTGTTTCGTGGGCAGGGTCCCCATCTCCAGGTCCAATAACTTCTTTAAAAAGATTCATAGAACGAATCAGATCTTTAAGTTGCCTGGTTTTTTCGATTGAGTCTTCACGGTTGCCGGTTTGATGTGTGATATCAAATGCTTCTCCATAACCATGGAAACTATTACCTGCATGTACAGGTGCGACACCACCAAAGTCTGGATGCTCGGCTACTTGAAAACCAAGTTGTTGTAGAGCCTGACCAGTTTGTTGGTAAGCGCCTTTGTTGCCTTCATAAGTCAAGGCATTAGTAAAAGACCTTTTAAGAGTATTGCCAGCAAACCCTGCTCTAAGGTTAGAAGGTCTTGCAACAGTACCAGCAGTCTGTTGGAGAGCACGAAGCCGTTGACGTGGACCGTTGACAGCGTTAAACAAATCTTGACGCTGCTGGTCAGTCATAGTGCTATTAACACTTTGAATGATTGCTGGTGGTTCGAGTGGTAACAATTCAGGATCTCCAAGTGCTGCAATTTGACGGTTGATAATTGTAAAAGGATCTAGCCCGTTACCCATACCAGATACCGCAAGGACATCAGTAGGGACTACAAAACCAGGCTTACCGTATCCAGATATAATAGAAACAATCTCATCTCTAGTAAGGATGCTTTCTGCTGTGTTTAGAGTTTTCTCAAGACCGTTTTCTGCTACTGACTTAACAATGCCTTGGTAGTTACGTCTAGCTTTTTCTAGAGCAGTAAGGTTTCCTTTAGTTAAATTTGGAAAATCAGATGCGCCACCTGCTTTAGA